CAGAACACCAGTCGAGCTGGGGTGCCGCTGCCCCTAGCGTTCGGTGAGGTGATCTGCGGCTCCGTGGTGATCTCGGCCGGCATCGACACCGTGCAGATAGAAGCATGAGCGAACTAATCCGCGGTGCAGGTGGCGGCGGCGGCGGTGGTGGTGGGACCGTTGTTCAGCAGACCGTCGTCGCGCCAACTCGGACGCCAGTTCGTGATCCAGACACGCTGGCCTCGAAGCAATATGCGACTTTCGTCGATCTGCTGAGTGAAGGCGAGATCGAAGGCTTCCCGTCGGCCGCGGCCTATGCACGCGACAGCGCTGATTACAACAGGGCACTCCTTAAGGATGTATTCCTGAACGGCACGCAGATCCTGCGCCAAGGCGCTGATGCGACAAATCCGCAGACGGCCGACTACAACTTCCAGAACGTCACGCTGCAGACCAGGTATGGCACGCAGGCGCAGACCTACATCCCCGGCTTCTCCGATATTGAACGAGAAAGCAGCGTTCAGGTAAAGATCGAGCAGGCCACGCCAATCACACGCACCATCACCGACACCACAGTCGACGCCGTTCGGGTCACCATCACGGTGCCGCGACTTGAGCAATACACCGATGAGGGTGATGTAAGAGGCACCAACTTGAATCTGCGGATCCAAGTGCAATACAACGGTGGCGGCTACACCACCGTGATCGATGACACGATCGCCGGCCGCACCGCTGATCAATATCAGAAGGACTACAAGGTGAGCTTCACCGGGGCGTTCCCGGTTGATGTGCGCGTGGTGCGCGTTACCGCCGATAGCGTCAACACCAACCTGCTCAACGACTTTTACTGGTCGAGCTAAACCGAAATCACTGAGCAGAAACTGCGTTATCCCAACAGCGCCTTGGTCGCGATGCGCCTGGATGCTGAGCAGTTCAGCAGCATCCCGAGCCGCACCTATCGCGTCCGCGGAATGAAGGTGCAGATCCCGAGCAACGGGACTGTGAATCAGACCACCGGCGCGATCAGCTATGCCGGCGCATGGAATGGCACCTTCGGCGCTGCGGTCTGGACTTCAGATCCAGCTTGGATCCTCTACGCACTGCTGACAAATACTCGTTGGGGACTGGGCGATCACATCACCGCTAGCCAACTCGACAAGTTCGCCTTCTATTCCGCCAGCCAGTACGCCTCGGCCACTGTCGACGATGGTTTCGGTGGATTCGAGCCGCGGTTCTCCTGCAATGCCTTGATTCAGAACCAAGAGGAGGCCTACAAGCTGATCAACGATTTGTGCTCCGTCATGCGGGTGATGCCGTACTGGAGCACCGGCAACCTGACGATCAGCCAAGACAAGCCGGCCGATGCCAGCTATCTATTCACGCTGGCCAATGTCAGTGCTGATGGCTTCACCTACACCGGCTCGGATCTGAAGACCAGGCACACGGTCGCGATCATCAGCTACCTCGATCTCGAGACGCAAGACGTTGCCTACGAAGTGGTGGAGGACAAGGACGCCATTGCGAAGTATGGCGTCATCACCACCAACATTAAAGCCTTCGCCTGCACCAGCCGCGGGCAAGCTGCCCGCCTCGGCGAGTGGCTGCTCTATACCGAGCAGTACGAGACCGAGGTGGTTTCCTTCAGAACCTCCGTGGACGCTGGCGTGGTCGTCAGACCAGGGCAGGTAATCGAGGTGGCCGATCCGGTGAAGGCTGGTGTGCGCCGTGGTGGTCGCATCGCATCAGCTACCACCACCGTGATCACGGTCGACGACACCGCCGAGACTGATCTTGATAGCGGTGACGGAGCCACGCTCTCCGTTGTGCTCCCTGATGGGACCGTTGAAAGCAAGGCAATCACCAACATCACAGGCGCCAACATCACGGTGGCTTCAGCTTTCAGCGCAGCGCCTAATGCGAACAGCATTTGGGTGCTGAGCAACGACACGGTGGAGGCCAGCACTTGGCGCGTGCTGACCGTCAGCGAGATCGATCGAGTTCAGTACGAAGTCACTGCGATTGCGTACAACGCCAGCAAATACAACTATGTCGAGCGCGGCTTCAAGCTTGAGGCTCGTGATATCACCAAGCTCAACGAACCGAAGCCGGCACCCAGCAACCTCACAGCATTGGAAACCATCTACGAAAGCAACGGCCAAGCACGGGTCAAGTTGATTGTGAGCTGGGGCGCTGTGGTCGGTGCATCTGAGTATCAGGTGCAGTGGCGTCCACTGAATGGCAACTGGACAACGGTCAACGTTCCTCAGACTGATTACGAGATCCTCGACACCACTGCACAGACCTACGAGATCCGGGTCTATACGCTCAACGGTGCGCGCACACCAAGCACATCGCCTGCATCACTGAACTTTGCAGCGATCGGTAAAACCGCCGTCCCCGGCAACGTCCAGAACCTGAGCTTTGAGGCCATCAACGCCAACTCCGGTCGCCTGCGCTGGGACGAAACCGTAGACCTCGACGTGAAGGTTGGCGGCAAGATCCACATCCGCCACAGCAACCTGACGGATGGCAGCGCGAGCTGGAGCAACAGCGTTGACCTGATCCCCGCCAAATCCGGTAGCTCCACCGAGGCCATTATCCCGCTGGTGGAAGGCGAGGTGCTGGTCAAGTTCGAGGATGACGGCGGCCGCCAAAGCGCCAGCGAAACCAGCATCATCATCGACCTGCCCGACACGCTGGCACCGCTCACGCTGATCAACCGCCGCGAGGACCAAGACGTCCCACCGTTCCAGGGCACACGCACCAACACCTTCTACAGCGAGGAGTTTGACGCCCTGACGCTGGATGGCTCGGACCTGCTGGACGATGTGGTGGACGTAGACCTGCTGCCCACTTTTGACGTGATGGGCTCGGTGCAGTCTTCCGGCACCTACGACTTCGCCACCACCGTCGATTTCGGCAATACTTTCTCCATCGACTTCAGCCGCTACTTCGTCACCCGTGGCTATTTCCCCAGCGATCTGATCGACAGCCGCCTAGCCGAAGTGGACGACTGGAGCGACTGGGACGGTGGCGTGATTGACTCGGTGAACGCCATCCTCGAACTCCGCAGCACCACCGACAACCCCAGCGGCACCCCGACTTGGAACGCATGGCAGCCGTTCGTCAATGGCACCTTCCGTGGCCGTGGCTTCCAGTTCCGCACCACGCTTACCAGCAACGACGTTGCCGAAAACATCCTCGTCGATGAGTTGGGCTACCTCGCCACCGTCCAACGCCGGACCGAGCAGAGCAACGCCGCAGCGAGCGGCACCACCAACACCGCCGTGACTTTTCCCTATCCGTTCTTCACTGGAACGGCCAGCATCGGCGGCTTGAACGCTTACCTGCCCAGCGTGGGTGTGACGGCACAAAACCTGCAGGCCGGCGATTACTTCCAGATCTCCAACGTCACTGGCACCGGTTTCCAAATCAGCTTCTTTAACTCCGGCGGCAGTCCCGTGACCCGCAACTTCACATGGAGTGCAACCGGATATGGACGGCAAGGCTAAACTTCTTGTATTAGAGGACGCCTGATTCGTGAGCCAGCACGATCTATCCATCGCAAATGGAACCGGAGCGGCGGTACGTTCAGATTTGAATGGCGCCCTCGCAGCACTGGGCACAAACAGCAGCGGCGCAACAGCGCCCACCACCACCTACGCCTATCAGTTCTGGGCAGACACCACCACCGGCCTGCTCAAGATCCGCAACGCCGCGAACTCGGCTTTCGTGACGGTTGGCACGCTGGCCTCCACGAACCTCGGCTTGGCGTCGCTGGCTGGTGCGACCTTTACCGGCGACGTAATCCTCGGCACCACCACGGCGCTTGAACTGCCGGACGGCACCACCGGCCAACGACCCGGCACCCCGGTCAACGGGATGATCCGGTACAACACCACCCTGAACCAGTTCGAGGGCTACAAAGCCAGCGCATGGGGCGCAATCGGCGGCGGCGCAACGGGTGGATCGTCTGATGATATTTTCTACGAGAATGGCCAGACGGTCACCACCAATTACACTTTGACTGCGAACAAAAACGCCATGTCGGCCGGACCGATCACGATCAACGCTGGGGTGACCGTTACGGTGCCCTCGGGCGCCTCTTGGACGGTGGTGTAAGTCATGCCAATCGCA